ATGGTCTTTTTATGCCCGAAAACAGCCATATAAACCACTTTGAGGCTAGTTAAACCAGGTCATGACAGATTTGGTCAAGCTCGACCCGTTTGGGTCTAATTTAGGCAGGCAGGGGGTTTTAACACCCCGAATTTCGACACCTTTGAACGATTTTCCGTCAAAAGGTAAAGAAATGGTGGAATTCTGTGAGGAGATTGGCTTTCCCTTGCTTCCTTGGCAACAATGGCTGGCCGAACACGCTCATAAATACAACCCGGACACCGGCAAGTGGATCAACAAGATAAATACTTTGTGCATCTCGCGCCAAAATGGCAAGAGTACTTTCATGGCTTTACGCATCCTAACCGGAATGTTCCTATGGGATGAAAAGATGCAAGTCGGTACTGCTCACAAGCTAACTACCTCATCAGAAATCTTTTACAAGATACATGAAATTATCGAAAGCTCTCCAACCCTATCCGCCGAGTTAGTAAAGAAAATTGAAAGTAAAGGCTCCCAGGAGTTGCGCCTAAGAAATGGCGCTAGATATTTAATTAGAGCAAATAACGGAAGCGCTAGAGGAATTGCCGCCGTGGACTGTGTCCACATGGATGAAGTCCGTGAATACTATGATGACGATGTCTGGTCATCAATGCGATATGCGCAGATGTCTGCTAAAAACCCACAGCTTTGGTTATATTCATCGGCAGGTGACCAGCATTCAATAGTTTTGAACAGAATTCGTGAACAAGCCTTAGCAAATATAGCAATGGGTAAATCTGAGGGGCTTGGCTACTTTGAATGGTCCGGTTTACCAGGTGCGCCTATTGATGCAGATGATCCTAAGTTCTGGGAATCAATTGCAATGGCTAACCCGTCACTTGGTTACACAATTGACCCTGACAACATCAGAGCAGTTTTAACAGACGATGAAACTACAATTCGAACAGAAGTTTTGACTACATGGGTGACTACATCTAATCCGGTCGTTGATCCGTCACTTTGGGCAGCATGTGCTAGCGAGAGCGACAAGCTGGACAAAGAGAGCGACACTTGGATGGCAATAGATTTAACACCCGACCGAAAAGCGGCTGCGCTAGTTGGCGCACAGAAAATCGATGGTCAAGAGGGGCATTTCAGAGTAGCCTTGCTCGGAACATGGACTAACGATAAAACGCTAGATGATAGGCAGTTAGCAAATGATATTGGGGATTGGGTGGCCAAGTTCAATACTCAGATTGTTGCTTACTCTGCTAGAACATCCGGCGCAGTCGCTGCTCGGTTAAAACCTGCTGGAATACAGGTAGAAGCAATAGATGGCATTGATTACGCTCAAAGTTGCGACATGATGCTTTCAGCTATTGCCGCTAAACGCTTGCACCACATAAACCAACCTGAATTAACCAGACAGGTCTTATCGGCAGTCAAATTGCCACAAGGCGATGGCGGCTGGATTATGGGTAGAAAAGTCAGCAATGCAACAATTGCGGCTGCGGTTGCCACCGCTATGGTTTCAAGCTTTGCGACACGCTCGCAGTCCGAAATCGACATATTTGTAGAATAACTTGACATGCGCTACAATTTGCGCTAATGGGATTCCTAGATAATTTCACTTTACGCGCACCAGCTCCAACAAATGTCGTTGATGCTGCTAGTGTGCCGGTTAATAATCCAGACACATTTTATTTAACTCCGCTTTATACAGTTGATCGTAATACTGCAATGTCAGTACCATCAATTGCAAGAGCGCGCAACATTATTTGCGGCATCGTTGCTTCTTTACCATTAGAGCAATACAATAAGCTAACCGGTGCGCATATTGAGCCACTACGAGTTATTAATCAACCAGATCAGCGCGTACCGGGCTCGTATGTCCGCGTTTGGCAAGCAGAAGATTTACTTTTCTACGGCGTTTCTTATGCAGTCGTAAATGCAATTTATTCAGATGGTCGCGTTGCTGATTACACTCGCGTAGAGCCATCAAGAGTTACACCAAGATACAATGCAGATTCAACAGAAATCATTGCACTTCAATTAGATGGCGCAATTGCACCTGCATCTGGCATTGGTTCAATTATTACATTCTACGGAATGGATGAGGGGTTACTTTCTCGCGCAGGTCGCACAATTCGCGCAGCTATTGCGTTAGAGCGAGCGGCAGAAAACTTTGCACAATCACCGGTTCCAACTATGGCGTTAAAGTCAAATGGAACTAATTTAACCGCAGAGCGAATTACAAAACTTTTATCTTCATGGAACCAATCACGCAAAACAAATTCAACCGCATTCTTAAATGCAGATATTGATTTGCAAGTATTAGGCATTGATCCAACTAAATTACAATTAAATGAAGCTCGTCAGTATGTATCGCTTGAATTAGCAAGAGCCACAGGTATTCCGGCTTACTTCTTGTCATCTGAAACCACTTCAATGACTTACACCAACGCAGTTTCAGAGCGTAAGGCTTTAATTGATTTTAGCGTTCGCAATATTTTAGTTCCAATTGAGCAGCGTTTATCAATGCCTGATTTTGCAACACTAAATACAGAAACTCGTTTTGACTTAGATGATTTCTTGCGCGGTTCAGCATTAGAACGTGCGCAGGTTTATCAGATACTAAATCAAATTGGCGCGATGAGCGTTGAACAAATCCAAGAAGAAGAGGACTTAATTCGATGAAGCTAAACTTCTCAGTTAATCTCACCGCAGCCGATGCAGAGGCGCGCACCATTTCAGGTCGCATTGTTACATTTGGCGAAAAGGGTAATACTTCAGTTGGACCAACAGTATTTGCTGCTGATTCATTGAAGTTTAACAAAACTACAAAACTTTTATTAGAACATGATCGTACTCGTCCAATTGGCAAGTTATTAACTTACTCAATTCACGAAGAGGGCATTGATGCAACATTTAAAGTTGCTGGCACAATCGCTGGTGACGATAGTTTGCTAGAGGCGGCAGAGGGCCTACGCGATGGCTTCTCGGTCGGTGCTTATATTGAAGACTACGAAATTGCAAACGGCGTAATGAACATTACCGCTGCTCGCATTCAAGAGGTTTCATTAGTAACAGACCCAGCAATCAATTCAGCTCGCGTTGAAAAGGTCGCGGCGAGCGAAGAAGAGAATTCTGAAACAGAAGTTTCAGAGGAAACAACCAAAGGAGAACAAGTGTCAGACACTACCGTTCCAGCTCCTACCGAAGATGTAGCGGTAGAAGCTGCTAAGGTTGAACCAACAATTATTGCATCCGCACCGGTTGCACACACAAAGTTGCGTTCACCAATCAACTCACCAGCATCATACTTGGAGCATTCAGTACGTGCTGCTCTAGGTGATGACATGTCACGTCAGTACGTGGCAGCAGCATCAGACACCACATCAACAGAAGTTGCAGGCCTGGTTCCAACACCACAGCTATCAACAATCTGGGACCCAAAGTCAACAAACGTTCGCCCAGCTATTTCAGCAATTCGCACAGCGACATTGCCTGCTGCTGGTCTTTCATTTGAAATCCCACGCGTTAAGACAGTTCCTACTGTTGCAGAAGCAGCAGAAAAGGGTGCTTTCTCTGATACACAGACAGAAATTGAGTATGTATCTGTGTCAGTTAAGAAGTATGCAGGTATGCAGAAGTTTGACGTAGAAGTATTAGATCGTACTTCTCCAGCATTCTTTGAGGAACTTGTACGTCTTATGTCAGCAGCTTATGCAAAGGCTACAGATACAGCAGTTGCAACAGCACTACAGGCTGGAACATTAGATTCTACTTCAATCACACTTCCATTTGATGGTGATGAGTTCGCAGGATTTATCTCACGCGGCGCAGCATCAATCTACAATGCAACAAAGCGTTTCCCAACCGGTATCGTGGTAACACCAGACCAATGGGGCGCTCTTATTGCTCTTACTGATTCAAACAAGCGTCCACTATTCAACGTTGCAGGCAATAGCCAAAACGGAATGGGCGTAGTAGAACCAGGTTCAGCAGTTGGCTCAGTAATGGGTCTTCCTGTTTACGTTGATCCATTTATCTCAGGTACCGGTGATGATTCAATCATCATGGTAAACCGTGATTCATTCGTTTGGTACGAAGGTGCTGGACCACTTCAGCTACGCACCAACATTGTTGGTACAGGTCAGGTAGAAGTTGGTTACTACGGCTATGGCGCAACAGCGACCCTAACCGCAGGTGGAGCATTTACTCTAAACCAAGCAGTTTAATCATGCCTAGCCTAGCTCTCGGGGCTAGGCAGTAGGTTACATAAAAAAGGAGACGATATGCCAAGCATTGTTACAGCAGCACAGCTACGAAGCATACTTGGCGTATCGTCTTCCCTTTATAACGATGCATATTTAGAAGATATTTGCGATGCTTCTGAAAACACAATCTTGCCAATGCTTGTGTCTTTTGAAGCACCAATTCAGAAAGTAAAGCTAATTGATAACGTGGCTTACTTTGAAACAGTTGGTATTCACGAATTCACAGAGGGTCAATCAGTAGTCATTACGGGCTGCGGTTCGCCTTACAATGGCACACGAACACTCAATGAAGATGGCTTAGGGCTTTACACATTTACTTGCAACATTACAAACGCAGACGTTGAAGAAGCAAACGTAATTCCATCCGGCAAAGCAAAGTTATCCGGTGCTTCTACTTACGTTGGCAATTCAAGCGTTGAAGCTGCGGTGTTGGTTGTAGCAGTTGAAATCTTTCAAAGCCGCGTAGCACCTGGCGGACAAATTGAGGGAGTGGACTTTACAAGTACACCATTCCGCATGGGAAGAAGCCTTTTCAATCGCTGCGTTGGTTTGCTTGGGCCTTACCTAGATACAGAAACGCTGGCTCAATAATGACAACATCAATTTCTGCCAATGTGCGTGATGTCATTCAATCTGCTTTATCTTCAGTTGCTGCAAACGTTTATGATCATGTGCCGGAGGCGCCAATTGTTCCTGCGGTAGTTATTGTGCCTGGTTCTCCATATATGGAATTAGAAACTATTGGCAAATCAAAGATAAGAGTAAAACTTAATTATACAATTACTGCTTGCGTGGCTTATTTATCTAATCCAGCATCGCTAGACAATTTAGAAAATCTAGTGCTAAGTATTCTGACTAACTTAGGTTCGTCAGGTTACGAGTTATCGGTAGTCGAAAGACCAACAGTAACTCAAATTGGCCCAAGCACGGTGCTTGTGTCAGATATCCGCTTGAGCGTTCGCTACGAGCACACTTCTTAAGGAGAACAATGGCAACGACAGTTATTACTGGCCGCGATGTCACTTTCACATTGGATTCATCATCCTATGATGCTCAAGCGACAGCCGCGACACTTTCATGCGATACCATCATCGAGACTTACCAGACACTTGATGGCCGCGCTTACAAGTCAACAGATAAGCAATGGACATTCACAATTGAACTATTGCAAGACTGGGGAGCAACAGGATCACTATTTGAGGCAATGTGGTCAGATGCAGAATCAGCACCAAATACAACATTAGCAGTTTCATTTACTGCGGCATCTGGTGCAGTCTTTGCATTTAATGTACTTCCAGTTTTCCCAAGCGCAGGTGGCGCAGCTCCAGGAGCGCTGACCGATACTTGGACAATGACAGTAGTTGGAACACCAACCGAAACATTTAGCTAAAATTAGGAAATCGAGAGCATGAAGTCACAAATAAAAATTACATATAACAATGGTGAAGAAGCGATTTATATTGCTCAACCACCAGAGTATGCAAAGCTGGAAAAGGCCACTGGCAAAAGTATCGCAGAACTCAATACTGGGGTTTGGGATATTCTCTTTTTGGCGTATAACGCGATGAAAAGAGAGGCCAGTGGCAAACCAGTAAAAGCCTTCGAGGTTTGGATGGATACAGTCGCTGATATGGAGACTTTACCGCTAGACCCAAAATCCATAGCATCGGAAGTGTAAATAGGCTTTTAGTTGATTTAGCTTTAGCTACTAAAATTCCGATGCGAGAATGGGTTGATGCAGACGATATCGCTACCGCGATAGAGATACTAAAGGAGCGAAATGGATAGCGCAATAACTTATGATCGCGCTGAACTTCGCCGCATCACAGGCGCTTTTAAAGCTATGGATTTAGAAGCCATTGACCAAGCTAAATCTGAATCAAATGCTTTAGCGCAATATGCCGCAGATCGCATTAAAGTCGCGGCATCACGCAGAGTAGTTTCCGGTACTGCAGCGCAAAGAATTGCAGATGGAGTAAGGGTTTCTAAGTCTTCCAAAATTGGTGAATTTTCTTATGGCTTTGTTAGTCAAAAGTTTTCAGGCGGAGCAACTACTCAAACTTTATGGCCTGGCATGGAATTTGGTTCAAATAAATATAAGCAATTTCCACGCCGAACACCAAATCAAGGTAAAGGTAATGCAGGTTATTTTATATATCCTACGTTGCGCGAAATTCAACCTGAATTGATTAAAAAGTGGGAAGATGCATTTGACAAGATAGTTAGGAAGTTTGACTAATGGCCGGTAGTAGAACTCTTAAACTTTCCATTCTTGCCGATGTTGATAATCTTAGAAAAAACCTTTCAACCGGTAGCCAAGAGGTCATCTCATTTGGAGATCGTGTTTCAGACTTTGGCAAAAAGGCTGGTTTAGCTTTCGCTGCCGCAACAGCCGCCGCAGCCGCTTATGCTGGCAAATTAGCCATAGAGGGCGTTAAATCAGCTATTGAGGATGAAGCAGCACAGGCTCGTTTGGCAACGACTTTAAAAAACGTTGCAGATGCTACGAAAGATACAATTTCTCAAACCGAATCTTATATTCTTAAAACATCATTAGCCACAGGCGTATCTGATAATCAATTAAGACCAAGTCTTGAAAAATTAGTACGTGCTACCAACGATGTCACCGAAGCGCAGAAATTGCAAAACCTTGCCCTCGATATTGCCGCTGGCACTGGCAGAGATTTAGAATCTATTAGCCAGGCGCTTGCTAGAGCTTATGATGGCAATAATACCGCTTTGTCAAGACTTGGCGTAGGCTTAAGTGCAGCTGAATTAAAGTCTATGAGCTTTGAAGATGTAACTAAATCTTTGTCTAATACTTTTGGCGGTCAAGCATCAGTCCAGGCAGACACCTATGCGGGTAAAATGGCTAGACTTAAAATAGCTTTTGAGGAAGCCAAAGAAACCGCAGGATCATATATCTTGCAAGCGCTTACGCCATTATTACAAATTGTTAGCAATAATATCGTTCCTGCTTTCGAAAAACTATCTGTAGTTTTAGGCCCTATTTTTAGAGATGTTTTAGCGAATGCCGGAACTATTACAAGAGATATCCTTTTGCCAGCATTTCAAGGTTTATGGGCTTTTATTACTAATTATTTAGCACCAACCATTCAAAATATATTTATTCCAGTTTTCAATGGTTTGGTAAGTGCCATAAATACCGTTAAAACAGCGTTGCAAAATAATCAAGACGAGTTAACTCCTTTTTACAATTTATTACGCAATATTGCTAATTTCGTGCGTGATTATGTAGCACCTGCATTTGGTACAGTCTTGGGCGCAGCTCTTCGTGTTATTGGAGATTTAGTGGCTGGACTGATTACCGGATTTAGCAGGCTGGTTAATTTCATGGATAGCGTTATTGGCAAAGTACGCGACTTAATCAATATTGTTAGAAACAATCCTATTGTATCCGGCATCGCTGGTTTAATTGATAATATCTTTGGTGGCTTTAGAGCTGCTGGCGGTCCGGTTAATACTGGCTCTGCTTATGTGGTTGGAGAAAAAGGCCCTGAGCTATTTGTGCCTACTTCTAATGGCAATATTGTTCCTAATAACGCTTTAGGTGGCAATACCATAAACATTACTGTCAATGGTGCTATTGATCCTGAATCTACCGCTAGACAGATAATTTCAATTTTGAATAATTCAGCTTATCGAGGCACATTAGGGGCAGGCGCTTTCGCATGAGCATTTGGAATCCAGAATGGAAGATTTCAATAGATGGAGTTGACTATAAATCTGTTACATTAGCTAATTTAACGGTCACTCGTGGTCGCACTAATATATACGAACAAGCTGTTGCTGGTTATTGCTATTTACAGCTTGTTGATTTAAATAATGATTCTTTAAATTTTGAAGTAGGTCATCAAATAAGCGTAGAGTTGAAAAATTCCGCTGGTAATTTCGTGCCTATTTATGGCGGCTATATAACCGACATAACAACCAGTGTAATGAGTACCGGCTCAAGCTCTACGGTTATGGGAGTTTCAATTACAGCACTTGGAGCTTTATCTCGCTTGGCTCGCACGACTTGGACTGGTTCATTAGTCAAAACAAACGAGGGTTCCCAAATTTATGACATTGTTTCCGATGTTTTAGCTAATAGCTGGAATGACATGCCTAGCTCGGTCACATGGAATACTTACAGCCCTGCCACAGAAACTTGGGCAAATGCTGAGAATATCGGCTTAGGAACCATTGATACCGGTGTTTATGAAATGGTAGCGCGAGCGGCCGACCCAATTAACGCATACACATACGTTAGCCAACTAGCCAATTCTGCTTTAGGTACCATTTATGAAGATGATCAAGGTAAAGTCGCTTATGATAATCAGGAACATCGTCAAGACTATTTACTAGCCAATGGCTTTACCACATTAAGCGCTAATGATGCTTTTGGGGTGGGTATTCGCGCAATAACCAGGTCCGGCGATATGCGTAATTACGTGACCATAGTTTACAAAAATGGTCAAACAGTGGTGGATTCAGATGCCACTTCAATATCCGAATTTGGTAATTATTCCGAAATTATTGATACAACCTTAGAACTACAGACAGATGCCGAACTATTTGCTGAAAGATTATTGTTGTTGCGTTCATATCCTAGAGCTATTTTGGATGCTATTTCTTATCCGCTAGAAAGTCCGGAATTGGATGACACAGACCGGGATGCGCTAATCGATATCTTCTTGGGTCAACCAATCGAACTAACCGACCTACCAGCCAAAATATCATCTACTCCTTATCAGGGTTATGTAGAGGGTTGGACATTCCAGGCTGGCCCGAACACGCTTAATTTGACTTTTACCTTGTCACCGCTTAGCTATTCAGGATACTGGCAGCGATGGGAGCAGGTAAATAGTGCAGAAACATGGAATTCAATCTTGAATACGCTACAATGGGAAGACGCGATAGGAGTAATTAGCTAATGGCAACTACGACCAATTTTGGGTGGGAAACGCCTGATGATACAGACCTGGTTAAAGATGGTGCTGCGGCAATGCGCACATTGGGTAACGCCATTGATACCTCTTTTGTTGATCTCAAAGGTGGCACTACCGGACAAATTTTAAGTAAGGCATCAAATACAGATCTCGATTATACTTGGATTACAAACGATGTTGGCGACATAACAGCGGTTACCGCTGGAACAGGCATTACCGGTGGAGGAACATCCGGTGCGGTAACAGTTTCTTTTGACCAAGCTAATTATGGTGGCGGTCAGTATTCAGCTGGTAAAAACAAAATCATTAACGGCGATTTTGGCATTAATCAAAGAAGTTTTACAAGCACTACATCAACTTCTACTTTTACTTTCGACAGATGGATTACGACTAATTCAGGTGGAACTTCTACTTATTCAGCTCAAACCTTTACTGCTGGTGCAGCTCCCGTAAGCGGTTATGAAGCAACGAATTTCATTCAAATTGCGACTTCAGGACAATCTGCGGCTGGCGATAATACAAGATTTATTTACCGTGGAGAAGATGTAAGAACGCTCGCTGGTCAAACTGCTACTTTATCATTTTGGGCTAAAGCAGCTTCAGGAACTCCGAGCGTTTCCGTAGATTTTTCACAAACTTTTGGAACAGGCGGATCACCATCTAGTGCCGTTTTATTTGGCGCTACAAAAACCGCAATCACTTCATCATGGGCTAGATATTCCGTAACAGTTTCAGTTCCATCAATAAGTGGAAAGACTATTGGAACGGCAAACGATTCATACTTAGCAGTAAATTTTTGGACATCAGCTGGCAGCAATTTTGATTCCAGAACAGGTACGCTAGGAATTCAATCTGCAACTATTTCACTATGGGGTGTTCAACTAGAAGCAGGATTAACTGCAACCCCATTCCAAACCGCAACAGGCACGAAGCACGGCGAATTAGCGGCTTGCCAAAGATATTACCAGCGTGTTTCATCTGATGCTACTGCGGTTTATATGCGTTTTGGTACTGGTGCAATTCTTTCAGCAACTTCAACGTCATTTGTTTTTCCATATAAAGTTACAATGAGAACCACTCCTACACTTGGAACATCGGGAAGTTTTGAAGTTTATGAGGGTTCTACGCAAAGAGGAACGGCAGCGCCGACATTGACTACAAACGGCACAAATGCTGAAAGTGCTGCATTGGCAGCGACCATCGCATCTGGAAATACTGGTTATGCGTGCTATTTGCGTGCCAATAACAGCTCATCAACTTATCTCGAATTTAGCGCGGAGTTATAGAATGCCAAAATATATTGAAACTGAAGATTGCATCATTTTGGAACTAGATGATAAAACTTTATCTATTCCTAAAAATCCATCAAATTCAGATTATCAAGAATACTTAGCAAGCCTTGAGGAAACTGATAGCGAGTGAATCCCTGGTTAAGTCATGCGGCAAAGGAAATGCGTGAGCGCATTAACCATCGCTACCCAGACCGAGATAAACGCTCAGATGGCTGGATAGGCGATGCTAAGCACCGCGCCGAAAAGTCAGATCATAATCCAGATAAGACCGGATGTGTTAGGGCAATTGACATTGACCGCGATTTATCACGCCACAAATCTGAGGCCTATTATCTTGCAGATCAGATACGACAATGCGCCAAGAGAGATAAGCGAATTGCCTATGTCATCTACAATGGAAAAATTGCTTCACCCATTATGGGTTGGAAATGGCGAAAGTATCGAGGCACCAACCCACATGAAAGCCACATGCACATTTCCTTTACTGCTAAAGGCGATTTGGATAAAACTCCTTTTGAAATTCCGCTACTGAAAGGCGAACTATGAAAAACCCTTATGTACTAACTGTTGGCGCATTTCTAGCAGCCTGGGCTGGCTCAGAATTTGCTTTAGATTATCGCTCAATTCTTTGGGCAGTAGTAGCCGGCGTATTTGGATATGCCACACCAACGAAAAAGTGAGTGCGCAGGACATAGCGGCTGTTGCTGCTGTTGCTTCGATCGTTATTGGTTCGTTTATTGGCTTAGTGCAATGGCTGGTAAAGCACTATCTCGCGGAGTTAAAGCCAAACGGCGGCGGTAGCATGAATGACCGCTTATCGCGTGTCGAACAGCAAATTGACCAGATTTATCACATTCTTCTGCAAAAATAAGTCATGGCTCTAGCAGATGGAAATTGTCGTACCAATGGCATTTACTATTTGATAGAAGCTACTGAGTGGATAGCGAGTGCAAAACATGGCGAAGAAGCGACCAAGCCGCGTTAAGACTGTACGAACAGAGGACTTTACTCCTTTGGAAATACACGCTATTCAAATACGAGAGTATTACCTTGCCCTACGCAAGGCAGGATTTGATGTAGAAGCTGCACAATATTTATGCGCTGCATCTGCTGGCTGGCCTGATTGGTTTACTCCAAATCTGCCAGAGCATGATCCATATAATCCTGATTTCTCTCCTTACGAAGATGAGGATGATGACTAAAAAAAGAATACTTGTAATTAGCGATTTACAGGTTCCATATCATCACGAAAAAGCAGTTAAAAATTTAAGCAAGCTTGTAAAGCGCGAGAAGTTTGACCAAGTCCTATGTGTAGGCGATGAGCTAGACATGCAGAGCCAAAGCAAGTGGGCTAAAGGCACACCATTGGAATACGAGGGCCAATTAGATGCAGATAGAGAAACTTGCAGAGATATTCTTTGGGAACTTGGGGTTACCGATGTTACCCGTTCCAACCACACCGACCGGCTATACGCTACCTTGCTCAGAGGAGCGCCAAGCTTGCTCGGATTACCTGAGCTTAATTACCCTAAGTTCATGGGGTTCGATGAGCTTCGAATCAAGTTCCATTCCAAGCCCTATGAATTCTTACCCAACTGGGTGCTAGTGCATGGCGATGAGGGAAGCCTTAACAAAAACGCTGGCGGCACTGCGGCTGGTTTGGCTAACAAGTTTGGTGTGTCGGTTGTATGTGGTCACACTCATAGACTTGGCCTACAAGGGGTTTCTACGGGCTTTAAAGGCCGTTTTAAGACACTTTGGGGCTTTGAGGTAGGGAATTTAATGGATAGCAAGAAAGCCTCTTATTTAAAGGCTGGAGCCGCTAATTGGCAGATGGGCTTTGGCATTATTGAAGTATATGATAAAAACGTAACCCCTATCCCTGTGCCTGTAAATGCAGACGGGTCTTTTACTGTCTATGGCAAAGTTTATAGATAGTTATCAAATCGTTATACGCCACGACATAAAACCAGCGCGTTAGTCAAGTAGCCTAAGACTGTGGAAATACCACACAGAAAGGGCAAAATGAATTCAGATCTAGTTATCTACTTAGCCATGATTGCAGCAGCAGTTATTGGTTATGCGCTTGGCTGGTCAAATGGTTACCAGCTAGGCAAGGCGCTTGGCTTCCGTCGTGGAAAGTCGGTTGGAAGTGCGCGCTAATGACGTTCTCAACGAAGCTCACGACATCTTATTACAGCGTGAGGCAAGATACGACGATTTTCACGTTACGGCGATACGAACTGCGAGTATCCAGTCCGTTATCCATGAGGAGCGCAGAACTCCAGAAGCCTTTTGTTTGGACATGGTCGCAGTCAAACTTGCAAGGATTTACAACTCACCTGACCATTTGGACAATTATTTGGACGCCATCTGCTACCTTGCAGAAGCAGCTGCGCTAGTAAAAATGAAAGAGGTTGAATAATGGCTTTTAACTTAGAAGATTACGAAACAGTCGAAGAAAGACTTGAAAAGTTTTGGAAAGAGTATCCAGATGGAAGAATTGAATCAGAGCTTCTCGAAGCTTCTGCTAACCGATTTATTGTCCTCGCTAGAATTTATCGAACTGAGGCTGACCAACGATATTGGACTAGTGGACTTGCATTTGAGGTCATTAGCGACAGAGGAGTTAATGCTACTTCGGCACTTGAGAACGCAGAAACGAGTGCTATTGGACGCGCTCTTGCAAACGCAGGTTTTGCAACAAAGGGCAAAAGGGCTTCTAGATCAGAAATGAGCAAGGTTGCCAACAAGTATGAGCAACGAGTGGAGAACTTTACCCGCGAGAAAGTTCCAGTGGAGAAGCCGTCTGATCCATGGACTATTGAACAAAAGGAAATGCCTTTGCCAGTAGCCGATGCGGTTGCAGCAATTAACGATAATGTCGTGCCGGAAGAAGTGCCAATGTGCAAGCAACACAATAAGCCGATGATGCCTAGAACAGGCAACAAGAACGGCAAGGCATGGAAGCATTACAAGTGCGGCGGTAATTGGCCAGAAGTCTGCGAAGAAATCATTTGGATGGAAATAGACAAGTCAGGCCGTTGGGTAAAACAAAAGCCACGAACACCACAAGGAGAATTAAACTAATGGGCTACCTACGAATTACAAGACCAGACGGAACAGAAATTCTGTTTGACGAAGATGATGAAATTACAATTTATGAGGTTTGCGATACTTGCAACAACCCAAGACCAAATTACGAGCTTACCAATGTGGGCGGACAGACCGACATTGATGCGATTTGGGAATGTAAGGCTTGCCACGGGGTGAATAAGTCTTAATGGCTAAATTCGCTATCGCTGATCCACCTTATTTTGGCAAAGCAAAGCGTTGGTATGGCGAGGGTGGTTGCGGTTATGGCTATGGCAGAGGCCAAGCCGATAACCATCCAGAAGCTCATATTTGGGATACACCAGAACCGCATATTGAAATGATTAAACACTTAGAAGCTAATTATGATGGATTTGCTATTGCTACAAGCGTTATGGGTTTGAATGTATATTTGCAACATATAAGCCTAAAACCCGCAAGCGGCTATCGTCTATGCATTTGGCATAAACCAATAAGCGCGCCTAGTGCTAGTCGTATTCGTAATGCTTATGAACCAACCATAATTTACGTTCATCCAGAAAGACGTGGTTATAAAAGCCACACAAGAATGGATGATATTAAAACCATTAAAATTACAAAGAATGGCTTTATAGGCGCTAAACCAAAAGAATGGGTTTGGTGGGTTTTAAATTTAATGGGTGCTGATAAAGATGACCAAATTGATGATTTGTTTATCGGATCAGGTGCAGTTACGCAAGCTATCGACGAATGGAAAGGCTTGACTAATGGTCAGTAATGGTCGTAAGGTAAGGGGCAGGAGAACCGAGCATGTCGTTGCTAACTACTTTCGTGAGCGATGGGGAAGCGCAAGCGTAGTAAATAGTGGGGCATCTGGCAGCGATGTGCTTGGAACTCCGTTTGATATTGAGGTCAAAGCTAGAGCTGCATTTCAGCCAAAAGCATGGATAGACCAACAAAAGAAACGTGATGAGGGCAAACTAAAGTTTGTTGTAATGCGTTGTAATGGTCAAGGTGAAAACCCAGAAGATTATGTGTTTATAGCACGACTAGGTGACATGATGCCATTGCTTGAAGATCGAGTGCCAAGCGAGGCAATAGTCAGATGTAAGGGCTGCGGAACTTGGACTACTGAGGGAAAGGTTTGCGATGTCTGCGAGATTATCAGTAAGCGGAATAACTAAATCACACAAGACAGACGAGTGGTATACGCCAATGGCCACAGTTAAGTTGATGTTTGATTTGCTTGGAGTGCGACCTAATTCCAGCGTGATGCTTCCATTTGATACCGATGCAAGCAACTTTGTTAAATACGCAAAAAAACAGGGTAACTTCGATTACTTTTGTAATATAAAGGATTGGCTTGATAGTAATTATCCTTATGATTACTTGATTACTAATCCGCCATTTAGCATAAAAGACCAAGTTATCGAAAAGTGCCTTAAATCAGGCAAACCAAGTGCTCTAGTGCTGCCGATAGACGCATTAGGCGGTAAGCGTAGGCATGAGCTTTACAAGCAATATGGCTATCCAACTGTTTATATTCCAACTCGTAGGATTAACTATATTTCAGAAAATGGAGAAGAAACTAAATCTAATCATTTCCATAGCATTATCTTGATATTTAATGATCCAAAAGGTTCAAGGTTGCTCTGGGAGTAGCCTGTGGATAACTTCCGACACGCCCGAACAAAGGGGGACAAATATGGCTCTGACCAGGACTTTTATCAAGGTACTTGACAAGGTCATTATGCTCTGTGCTAGAGCCTTTCAGAGGCTCACCGCGAGCCGCTTGCGGCTAGCTCGCGGGGTAGCCATAGCATTGGTGGGATCTCTATGTCTAGCAACGCCGACATCACAGGCGCAAGACATGCAACAAGAACTAACTCCATTTCGCTACGCTTCATTCTTAACAAGCCAAGTAGAAGCTTCTTGTCTATTTAAAATTGCTTTAAAAGAAAGCAATGTGCGTTACAACGCGATAAACAGATCTAGTGGTGCTTCAGGTGCTTGGCAGTTTATGAATGTAAAGGTTAGAGAATTAAGTCCATTAGAACAGGTAGAATGGGCAGTACGATATGCAGAAACACGCTATGGAAGTCCATGCAAAGCTTGGGACTTCTGGAAAGAGAACTATTGGTGGTAATGGCTACTTATGAATTCAAATGCTGTGGGATAACACAGGAGATAACTGTAAGCATAAGAGAGCAACTACCTAAACCTAAGTGTCAAGTATGTAATGGTGATATGTTGCGTATCTATTCAACTACTCCTGCTATCTTTAAAGCTAAAGGCTTTTACTCAACAGACAAATGACAAAGCGCAGCGCATTAACTAACAATGGAAGCACGTCACGATGGCGCAAGATTCGTGAGCGTGTCTTAGTTAGAGATAACTACACTTGTTATTATTGCGCGTGTGAAGCTACTACTGTAGATCACATAGTACCGAGACGATTAGGCGGCGATGATTCAATGGATAATTTAGTTGCTGCTTGTAAGAAATGTAATTACAGCAAGGGGGGTAGGTTTTTTGAGAGCACAGCGACACA